CCAATAGTTGTTTCTGTACCAAAAAATATTAAGTGTCTATCCGGTGTAGATACTAAACTAAAACTAGATGATGTAGGTGCATTAGCAAGTATAGTTGCCCTTGTTGCATTAGCTGTTGTAGGATCTGAATCCCATTCAAATGTTTCTCCACCTGATATAGTTGCAATAAGTTTATTACCAAAATTATCTAATGACCATAGTCCTGGTGCTGTAATAATATCACCGGATGCTGCAGCATTCCATGCAAAAAAGTTTGATGCATCTGTAACTGTTGCACCTGATGAATGTATTGCAGCTGTTGTTCCTGTTGCACCTCTCGTTAACCCTGACAATGTGCCTCCACTATTTCCTGTGTAAGTAATTAGTTCAGAACCAATTTGTACTGTACCTGATGATGGAAATGATGTTGAACTAGCCATAGTTAATGATGTAACCGATGCATTTATTCCTGATGATAATGTAGATGTAAACTGCCCTTGTGCTACACCACCCCATGATCCAAGACCCCAACCAGTAGATGCAACCTCGACTGCTGGGCCAACAGGATAGTAATGTTTAACACGAATACCACCAGACGTACTTGCACCTGATCCTGATTCGTTAGATGCCATTGTAACTGTTAAAGTAGTATCAGTTGGTATACTTGATACTTGAAATTTGTTGTCATCAAAATTAGCAGAATTAAAATTAGAGTTAGTAATACTTGTAAAGTTATCTAATAAAATAATATCACCTTTATTTATATTGTGTGCCGATGCAAAAGTTATTGTAACCGTTGCTGATCCGTTGGTTGTAGAAAAAGCTGAAGTTAAAGTTGTAGTAGATTTGATTGGGTGAATATCATAAAAAATACCACCAGAGTATACATACAATATTCTATTTGTACCAAGAGCTGCATATTTAATACCACTAGCGTTAACAAAATGATGTAGTGCTGTATTACGTCCTGTTAAATCAACAGAACCTAGTTGTGCCCAACCCCCTATTTTTTCTGGTGTGCCATATCTAAATCTAACATTATCACCATCAACCCATTGGCCTTCACCTCCGGTGCTGGTTACTTGTTTATTAAACCCTGGTTGAAAATTTACTTTTTGTAACATAAAAAATCCTTAATAATAAGGCAGGAGATGGTGTGGTGGAATCTCCCGCCATATTATTATATACAATATTATTTAGGTATTTTAAAGCCTTTAAACCAACCAGGCAACCCTAAAAATGGTCTCTTATCATATAGATTTTCTTTTGCTGTTTTAGATGATGATTTATTGTAATGTAAAAACACTTGTCCACAGTTTTTACCTGTAAACTCTTCTCGCCAATGTTCTAGTTCACAACCTGAATATATAAGCATATCTCCAGGGTTAAGGTCAATTTTAATTCCAGCTTGACCTTGTTTACCTGTTGGGTCTAGATAGATTGACCATAGATCACCTCCAAGGTTTAATGTTGTAGATATTTCACAAGAATACCTATCTTTGTGTCTAGCTAACACGTCTCCTTTTTTATAAATTCTAGCATATGTATAAGTTGGAGATAGTTTTAAACTTGTATGTTTTTCCATAACAGGTTTTACTTGTTCTAATAAAGTTTCCATGGCTATATCACTATAATGTGAATAAGTATTTGGCACTTGTTCATCATTCCAAACACCAAAGTATTCTGTAAAAGGTGATATGTATTTTTGATCAAATAAAAATCTTGCAATTTTTCTTTTATTTAAAAAATATTGATATACAAATTTTGCTAACTCAGGTGAGATAGCTGATTTTAATACTGTGTATTTATTTTTCTTGAACGACATTTAATACTCCTTTTGGTATTGCTTGGCAGTTCCAATGTATAAATCTAAACGGCTCATATCCCATATCTACTACATATTGATGAGGCATATAAGAAGGAAAAAATATTGTCTTTCCTGGTTTAACTTTATAATTTATTGCTGATGATGCATATGTTACTTTTGTTTTATCTAATTCTGGTAAAAGATTCATAAGATTTCCCGGACGTGGATCTTCAAATAATGGCATAGATGTACTTTCACTTGCTTTTAAAAAATAAAACCCGGATATATGACCATTCCAATGTGTATGTAGTGTATGATGACCAGCACCTTTTTCAGGAAATTCTTGTACCCACATTTCAGTAATAAACACTTCATAATTAGTTAAATCAAAACCCATTTCAATTAATAAATTATATGCAGTTGCACCTACATAATTTTGTAATTGTTTAAATTTAGGATCACCTATTAAAGATGTAGAATGAAATACATGTCCCATATCCCCTTTGTTTCCAAATTTTTTATTTCGTTTATCTATTTCTTCTTTTAAATTTTTTTTAGCTTCTTCAATATAAAAATTAGATGCTTTATTTAACTCATTAACAAATCCAGGTTCATCACCATACCATATAGGACAAGAAAATAAATTTTCTCTTTGTAGTTTTTGTGGAAATAATAATTTTTTTTTCATTTTTTATTTATAAGGCCACCCTATATTCCAAATAACTAAACTGTTTCTTTCTCCACTTTTAACGGGACATACTCTATGCCACACAAAACCAGGAAATACAACCAAAGATCCTTTAGGTAATATTTCTGTACATTTTCTAGTGTTAGATTTTTTGTTAGGATCTTGATTTCTAAAATCAAATTCTAACTCACCGCCTTTATATTTTTTTGGATCTGTTAAAGTAACAGTTACAGATAGTTTTCTAATTTTACCATTTGTTGGATCATTATCTTTTCGAAGGTATGGTTGATCCCAACCATCACAATGCCAATCATAGAATTGACCTTTAGTATATTTTGTAAATTGACAAGACTCAGAATGATCCCATTGAAAATTCCAACCTGCACTTTGATTTGCTTTTTGGATATAAGGTTGTATTTCTTTATATATCCATCTATCGCTCATAAAAACAACATCGGAGTTTCTTGTTTTTTTTAAATCTTTAATTTGTTTTTGATTTAATTTTTTATTATTAAAATTACCGGTAGTTGCCATTTGATCTTGTAATTGTTTTCCATAACGCACGATGTCATCACATATACGTTCTGGTATTACTGATTGAAAGTACCAATAATAGTTTGTTAAATTCATATTCTTTCTTTTACCACCATAAAAATAATTTACTTACATAAATGTTAAATGTCAATAAGTAAAATTTAAGTAGGCCACAAAACTGTTGACTCTCTTAATTTTGCATAGTGTGTTTTTAAATTCCATACACCACTTGCTTTACATAAGTTTTTTACAAACGCAACTCCTGAACTTCCATTAGAGGAAGCTCTAAAAGAACCACAAGAAAAACCACTTCTCATACCACCTCCGCCACCACCTCTATTATCTGTAGCAGAACCTGCTGCTGCACATTTAGTTGCTCCTGGAGAACCTCCATCTGTTCCACAAGAACGGTGACCATTATCATTATTACTTCCACCTCCACCACCGCCACCATAATTTACATCTGATCCTGATAAAGTAGAAGGTGCACCTGCTCCTCCATCTCCACCATCATTACCACATCCCTCTCCACCCACTCCACCAGCTCCACCTCCACCTCCTTTAGATGAACCACCAGAATTACCATCTGGGTGATCACCACCGTTTCCAAAAGCTGTTGGATTATCTCCACTTCCACCAAGTGCTGTTTGACAAAAACCTGTTGTTGCAGTGCCATCAGTTCCAGCAGCACCAAAAGCTGAAGGGGGTGCATGAGGTGATTTTGCCCCACCGCCACCAATTACTATTGGGTATTGAGTAGAAGCAGCAACAACTACATCTCCGTCAACAAGTCCACCACCTGATCCACCACCACCTACAAATGTATTAGATCGACCTCCACCACCACCAGCTACAAAAAAAACTTTTACAACTGTAGTAGTAGAAGGAGTGCAATGATTTCCATTTGAATTAAAAGTGCTAACTCCACCTCCACCTTTAGATATTGTGTTAATTTTTCCTATTATTCCACCATTTGTTCTTGCCATTTAAAATCTCCTATTCAGAAACCCAAGATGAGCCATTCCAGTTATAGACTGTTGGAGTTTCTGCGTCATCGTTTGATTTAGTTGCTTCCCAACCTGTATCGTTGTCAGCGTTATATTTTGTTTCATTCCATGAAACATTATACCACCACACAACAGGATCTTGACCATCGTCAGATACCGAAGGATTGGTTATAGGTGCTTGCCAATCGTCATCTGAATCAAGGGACCATGAAGCAAAAGGTTGTGGAATTAAAAATTTATTTTTTGATGTGTTATATGTATAACCTGGGCCACAGTATTGTTTTCTAAAATTATTATTATAAGATGTTTGTTTCCATGTTCCGCCACCAAAAAAATTTACACACCATGTCTCACCATCAACATGTTCATCTGATGGAACATGTTCATTATCTACAACTACAACTTTTTTTACAACAAGATGTGTATCTGATGTAAAACCTGTTGGATCTGTTTTTGATTCTAGTTCTGCAAAATGTGCCATATTTATTTTCCTTATTTTCTTATATTAAATTATATATATAATTTAAAGTTAATTTGTCCAATTTCCAGCTTTAACATTATCATAAACTTCATTTATTTTCCACATTCCAGGAAAATGATCTAATTCTTTTACAATAACTCTTCCTGATCCACCAGCACCACCTGAACTTCCACAACCATCACCACCGCCACCACCACCGCCAGTGTTTGTTCCACCTACGCCAACAGATATATTTGGTGATTTACCAATACCACCACCACCTGGTCCAGCAGCTCCTGAATTTGCTCCTGGTATTCGTGTTCCACCACCACCACCTCCAGCAAAAACTGAACATGTTGGTCCATGATTTCCATAAATAGGACTTATATCTAAACCTGCTCCACCTGCTCCACCTCTTCCACTCCCTGGAAATCCTCCTGTAACAGCATTACCACCTGCACCACCAGCACCACCTCCACCACCAGATCCTCTTGTATCTGTTGGAGTTCCACCTGTCGGACCTGGATTTTGTCCTGCACCTATTCCACCATCATTTCCTTGACCTGCAGTACCTGATCCACCAGCAGCACCAATTGGTGTGTTTGGATTAGAGCCACCGCCACCACCACCAGATCCACCAGGATTTCCTACTGTGACTGATCGTCCACCACCGCCACCACCGACAGAAGCAACATCATTAAAATCTGATGCTCCTCCATCTGCTCCTGGTGTTGTTGGGGGACCTGCTCCTGCTCCTGCTCCACCAATAACCACTGGATATGCAGTGCTACCTGTAACTTCTACTACTGTACATCTTAAACCACCAGCACCACCACCAGCTGCTCTATCTTTTCCACCACCACCACCACCAGATATAATTGCTACTTGAATTCGTGTAGTTCCTGCTCGTGTTGTGTGACATCCTGAAGATGTAATATCGGTAACTGTGTTTCCGCCAAGAGATATAGCAGAAGAGGGTCCAATTATACCGCCATTTCCTGATACAGCCATAATTTAAATCTCCTATTCGTCATCTAATTCTTCGTAAGAAACGAAATAAGTTAAATCACTGTTAGCACTTGCTGTAACAGCTAATATATCTGTTTCGTCTAAATAGATTGGGTTTTCTAAAAAACTTAATGTTGCATCTGCTGGAACAGAAATAGTGCTTCCAATAGCAACATAGTTACTGCCGTTATCTACACTAACTTCTATTGTTATATCTGCTGCACTTGATCCATCAATGTTAGCAATAAGTATTGTATTTATTTTTGCTACTTTATTAGCTGGTACATCAATAGCGGATGCTCTTGAAGTAGTAACTGCTCCTGTTGCATTTTTAGCATTAATTGTTGCTACGTTTACTATATTTGGTGTTGTCATATTATTCTCCTTTTATCCGAATACGATTGCCATTGCAATAGCTTTTCCTACTGATGCAGCACTCGAGTTTGCGTTTATATATGTTACTAAATCTGATGCTGCAACTTGAACCATAGTTCCATTATCATTAACCACGAATCTGTCTGCATCCACCAAAGTTGTAGAAGTAGCTGATGTCCCTCCATCTACAATATTAAGCTCTGCTGCTGTAGAATCTACAGCTGCTAATTTGGTTAAGTCTGCTTGAACTAGTCCAGAAACACCGTCAAGCAAATTAAGCTCTGCTGCTGTAGATGTAACTGCTGTTGAGTTTAAAACTAATTTACCATCACCTATTGTAACTTTGTCATTAAATGTAGCAGATCCAGCATCACTACCATCAAGAGTAAGCATTGTAATATCAGAAGTAGCATCAGTACCTTTGAATATGATATCTGAATCATTTGCTGCTGCATCAATTGTAATGTCTCCAGATGAAGTTGTAATAGTAACTGCTGCATCTCCAGCTGAAATGTCATCAGCTGCCGAAGATATTCCTGATTGAAAATATGTTTTAAATGTAGCGGCAGTTGTTAATCTCATTGTACCACCATCATTTGTAAGAATTCCGTCAGCATCTGCAA